GCGAAGTCCTTGAGCGCGGTTTCGAACCCGGCCACAAACCCGAGCGGGATCGTCTGGCCGCCGTAGCCGGCGCTGGTGGACATGGCGCGGCGCTCGAACTGGCCGCCCAGGCGCAGCGTGATCTCGCGGGCGTTCAGGTCGATGCCCATGCGGGCGGCGGCCTCGCGGTGCTCGTCGGTGAGCTTGCCGCGCTTCTCGGCGTTCGCGGCCATGATCCAGCCGGCGATGGCCAGGCTCTCGTCCTGGGCGCGGGCGGTCACCTCGCGGGGCGGCGCGCTCTCGGCGCCGATCACGGGCAGGCGCGGGGCCTCGCCCTCGACCTTCGCGGCGCGCTCGTTCACGGCGACGGCGGCCATCGTGGCGTCGTAGTCGGCGTTGACCTTGTCCCAGGCGGCCTTGTCCTCGGCGGTCCACTTGTCGGCGCGCGCGGCCAGGGCCTTGATCTCGGCGGCCAGGGCGCCGCGCTTCTCGAGCAGTTGCTTCATGCTCACGGTGTCACCTCGTAACGGTTGCGGTTCTCGATGCGGTTCACTGTCTCACTCACCGCAGCCGCCGGGGCGCGTCGGCGCTCCGTGCGCGGGGCTGGGCCCGCTGCGTCTGCTCGTCACTGATACTATGCCACCGGCGCGGGACGTGTCAAACGCCAGCGTCGGTGTCGATTGCGCGAACCCGCGCCATGATGCGCCGGCGCATGGCGGCCGCGGCCTCGAGGTCGGCGGCACGCTGCGCCTTGTACGCCTCGACCGCGGCGCGCACGTCGTCGACACCGCCGGCGCTGCGCACCTGGGCGCTGGTCGCCTCGTACGCCGGGAACGTCACCGGCCCGACGTCGAACACCTCGACGTCGACCAGTTCGCGGATGTACAGTGGCTTGCCGTCGCGCTGCTCCTCGCGGAGCACCTGCTTGCGCACCAGGAACGAGAACGAACTCCCCGTCACGTCGCCCCGGCGAACGCTCTGCACCACGTCGCCTCTGGTCTGCGGCGGCTCGATCTCGTAGCGCAGCCCCGTTTCGTCGTCGACCAGCGTCATCGTGCCGGCCGTGCGCCGCCCGAGCACCATGTTCGGGTCGTGGTTGAACAGGGCGCGGATGTCGTCCTCCTGCACGGCGCGCTTGAACGCCCCGGGCATGATCCGCTCGACGATGTCGTCGTACAGCCAGTACTCGCTGCCGGGCGCGTCGGCGCGGTAGTAGACGGCGCCGTAGCCGGCGATCTTCGGCGTGTTGTCGTTCTCGTTGCGCACCTCGACGTGCGCCTGCTTGTTGTTCAGGAAGCGGCGTTCCATGGTCAGTCTCCCAGCAGTTCGCCGACGATCAACGCCGGCAGCTTCGCTTCGACCTCGTCCACGTTCCCGGCGGCCAGCGCCCGGGCCGCGGCGCTCAACGCGACGTCGGCCACAGCGCCAGCGGACAGCAGGCGATTGCACGCCTCCGCAGCCTTGGCGGCCGGGGTCAGCGCCTCGACCAGGACGTCGCGGTGTTCCGCGGCCAGGCCGTTCGCGTACGCCACGGCGTCCTTCGCCCGGCGGGCGCCGGCGGCAATGCGCCGCGCCATGCGCCGCGCCACGTCCTCGACCAGCGGCCGCACCGCGGCGCGCACCGCGCCGGCGTCCTGGTTCGGGTCGTCGTCGACCTCGGTGTCCTGCTCGGGGCTGGTGTTAAGCGGGTAGTGCAGTTCGCCGGCGGCACCGCCGACCTCGTTCATGTTCTCCGCGGCACGCGCCTCGTCCGGCGTCATCCACGGCTGGCCGGCCGTCGCCGCCGCGTAGTACGCCGCCCGGGCCGCGGAGTCGGCGCGGAGCAGCGCCAGCCGCAGGAACTCGACGACGTGCGAGTCGGCCGCCTTCTCGTCCTCGGTCAGCAGCTTCTCGCGGCACTCCTCCTCCCAGGTGACGAGCCAGCGGTCGAGCGCCGTCGACAGGTACGTCTGGTTCTCCTGCTCCAGGCTGGCGTACGCCGTGCGGGTCGGGTCGCCGAGCTTGTGCGGCGGCAGCCCGAACCAGTTGGCTACCTCGCGGATCTCGAACTGGCGCTGCTCCAGCAGTTGTGCGTCGCGGGCGCTGATCGAGATCACGTTCGCCTTCATGCCCTCTTCGAGGACCGCCGTCTTGTGCTGGTTCTCGAGGCCGGCGTGCATGTTGTCCCAGCTCGCCTTGAGCCGGCGCTGCGCCTCCTCGCTCATGGTCTGCGGGTGCTCGAGGATCACGCTCGGCCGCGCCGAGTTGCGAAAGAAACGGCTGCCGTAGTCGCGCGCCGCGATGCCGCTGGCCAGCGTCTCCCGGGCGTAGGTGAGCACGCTGTAGCCCTGGATGCCGTCGTAGGAGAGGCCGCGCAGGTGCAACACCAGCGACGGGTCGAGCCGCGCCATGCGCGTGCCATCGTCGACCACGATCCAGGCGCGGCCGTTCTCGCGCACAGGGTAGGTCAGATCCGGGTTCAGGATGCGCAGCGCCGACGGGCGCCCGATTGAGTCGTACTCGACCAGGGCATAGCCGTTGCCGCGGAGCAGGACGTGCGCCTGCAGCGCCTGCCGGAACGCCATCTGCGTCATGTCCGCGTTCGGGGCGTAGCGCAGAAGGCGGTACGCCGGGTGCGCGGTGGCGCGCTCCTTGCCAGCCGCCACGCGGCGGTACACGAACAGCGGGAGCTTCCCGACGTCGCACGACAGCAGGTTAACTGCCGCCCACACGGCCGAGTACCCCAGCGCCTTGTCCGCGTTGATGCGCAGGCCGGTCGCGGTATCGGCGCCGCCGGTGGCCTCGTAGACCCAGTCGGCCGGGTCGGCCAGCGACGTCTGCGGGTTTTCGAGCGAGCGTGCTCCGGCACGCGTCAGGCACACAAGCAGGCTCACTGTTTGACCTCCTGGCGACGCACCGCGTCCGCAACGAGTCCCACACCCACCACTATAAGCGCCGCGGGCCAGCGTGTCAACCACCCGGTGCCGATGGCGGTTGCGAGAACCCCGGCCAGGTACAGCACCGCCCGGGCCCGCGCCGTTGCCGCCTGCTCAACCTGCGCCGCCTGCATCTCCGCGATCTGGCGCTCGTTCATAGTGTCAGCATGCCCCTTTGCTCGTACACGCTCCCCTGTTTCACCGGCGTCGCCATTGCACGGCCCAGTGCCATGATGGCCGCCACGATCCCGTCGATGCGATCCGTCGACTTCGCCTTCGTCGGCTTGACGTTGCCGGCCGCGTCCATCTCGACCACGGCGTTGCTGGCCATCCACCGCAGCACCGGGTGCGCGCCGTGCGCCAGGCGCCGTGCCATTACCAGCGCCTCGAACTCCTTGGTCGGTGCGGACATCGACTGGTAGCCCTGGCCGAACCCGACCACCGTGAACCCGTCGCCCTGGAGCTGCGTCGCCAGTTGCGTGGCGTTCCACCTGTCAATGGCGATCTCACGGACGTTGAAGTCGCGCCCGATCTCGCCGATGCGCTTGCGGATCGTGTCGTAGTCGATCACGTTGCCCGGGGTCAGCTCCAGCCGCCCCTGGTCGGCCCACGCGAGGTACGGCACGCGGTCGCGGTCCTGGCGCTGGCGCGCGTTCTCCTTGGGCGCCCAGAACCACGGGACCACGATCCAGCCCGGCGGCTCGGGGAACAGCAGCACGCACGCGCTCAGGTCGGTCGTGGTCGAGAGATCCAGCCCCGCCCAGCACTCGCGCCCCTTCAACGCCTGGAGGTTGACCACGCCGTCGCACGCGTCCCAGTCCTCGAGCCGCAGCCACTTGCGGTCGGTGCGCGTCCGCTGGTTCAAATGCAACCGCCGGAACGTGTGCTCGTAGCTCGGGATGGTCTGCGCCTTCTCGCACTCGGCGCGGAGGTAGTCGAGGCTGATCGAGACGCCGAGATTCGGGTTCGCCTTGCGCCACACGGCCGGGTCGCGCCAGTCATCCTCCTCGCCGGCCTCGTACACGACCGGCAGGAACCGCGGGTCGCGCACCACGCCGTCGCGGACCTTGCCGGCGTACTCGTACTTCTCGTTGCAGATGCTCGGCCGGTCGTAGTCGGCCGTGGTGATGCTGACCAGGATCGGCTGGCGCCGAGCGCCGGTGCTCGTCCAGAGCACGTCGACGAGGTCGCGGTTCGGCTGCGCGTGCAACTCGTCGACGATGACGAGGTGACTGTTGAACCCGTGCTTGCTCGCGGCCTCGGCACTGATGACGCGCGCCACCGACTCACCGAACGTGATGCTCTTGAACGAGTGGTAAACCGTGACGTACTGGGCGAGCGCCGGGTTCTGCTCCAGCATGCCCCGGGCCTGGCCGAACACCAGCGCGGCCTGGTCGCGGTCGGCCGCGGCACAGTAGCACTCAGCCCCCGGCTCGCCGTCGCACAGCAGGACGTAGTCGAGCATGCCGCCCATGACCGCCGTCTTGCCGTTCTTCCGCGGCACGTACACAAACGCCTCGCGGTAGCGGCGCATCCCCGTCTTGGCGTTGACCCAGCCGAACAAGCACCCAATCCATGCCTCCTGCCACGGCTCCAGTTGAATCGGCTTGCCGGCCCACTCACCCTTGACGTGCTGCAGCTTGAGCAGGAAGAAGTCGCAGACGCGGTCCGCGAGCTTCGGCCGGAACACGTAGCCCGCCGCGTCCCGGTGCGGGTCGTAACCCGGGATGAGGCGCATCAGCTTGATCCAGTTGCGCCGGCGGCGCCGCGGCGTCGGTCCCTTCGGC